GGAAGGAGCATCTTCCGAGGACGTTTATAATCACATCCTCCAGATACGTAAACCCCTAATACCAGATTTGGTATCCACCACGCTCCGGTACACTACCTTTAGCTTCAGTCTGCGTAGCACGGGGCGTATTTCCTTCTTAGCGGCTTTTGGGTCTAGGCACGGGAAGAACAGTGACGCGCCCTTGGTGAAGGCGCGCCAGTTTATATCGTAGCTGACCCCAGCTACCTTCACTCTTCGTCGGCGTCCGGCTTCACAGCCGTGATTGCGTTATTGAACAGGTCCGTAATGCCACTAAAGTCAGGGTGGTTAGCGTCGAAGATTAGCGACTGCACCGGCACCGTGTTGACCTTCATGCCCTTTGACATGCGCTTGTTCTCTGCGTCAAGGTACAGGCCCTTGGCTTTCATAGCGTTAATGGTCGAGCGGTAAGCAATGTTACGTGCCCCACAATACTCACGGAACGAGCTAGCAGTTATGTATACCTTAGCAGTATCCGGTTCGTAGCGTATCATAAGCTCTCGCAACGGCTCTAACTGCGGTACTTCCACCATCTTGCTGCGACGGTCTACCCCGTCATTAACTATGAGAATGTTACCCAGACGGGCGTTCATAAACTCACCAAGTATCTGCTGGTCACCTTCGGGTGGCGGTGTCATCGTGTTGCGTAGGTTGAGTATCATCTTGCACGTCCACTTAAAGATGGCAGCAATGTCCCAGTTACACAGGCCAAGATGCAGGGCGATGTAGATACCCGTTATGTTAGCTGCTGCTGTTGCCGACCAGAACCGCTCACGCTGTGTTAGCTTAAGCTTGGAGTCGATGCGCTGTTGAACCGTAGCATAAAGCGCCTTCACCTCGTCATAGTGCGTAATCAGGTACCGTGCGTAGATGTCACCTGCATGCCCGTAGTTTTCAAGCAACTGGTGGTCGAACATCTTCTTGCCATACTCGATGTCAATCGCGTCAGAATAGTCGATGCTGTATTCGATGATGCGCATGGTTTCACCATCAGGCGACCCCTTGGCAATCTCAAGCTTCTCGTAGAACGAGTGGTTAGACGAGCACAGTGCTATGGTCTGCCATGACGTCAGGTTTGCCCGAAGCTCGTTTGAAGACGCCTTCATGCGATCCTTGCCTGTACCCTGTGTAATCAAGTAGGCGAGTTCACTTAGTTGCTTGGGCTCTGTGTTCGACATTTCGTCGAAGCTGATATGCAGGTTACAGAAAACCCCTATCTTAAATACCTTCGAGTTGAACGTGTCGTCCTTCTTGGCACATAGCGCCGCTGGGTCGCCGTATACACTGTTAGCCATAAGCAGGGCTGTAGTCTTACCTGTACCTGACTTGGGGTGCACCACGTTAATGATTGCCCCACGTTGACCGGAGAAACGCAAGAGAGGCGCACCGAAGGCGGTGGCTGCTGCGAACGCATGCCCTTCAAGGCCCGGACGTCCGTACAGGTTAAACACCTCTGTCCACTTCTCCAACGTACCCTTAGCTGTCATGTGTTCGGCTAGTGCCTTGGTGACTGACGACGGGGGGCTATGGTATGTCCCCTCGGCACTTATCTCACGGTCGCCTATAATAAACTTACTGTCGTTATCGACCCATCCAAATTGATTGCGCATTTGTTCTACCTTTGTGTTGTGAAAATATTGAGCTACTGATTTTACTATGAAGTCCACCAAGTACGCATAATCGACCTTGGAGCTAAGCATCACGTGCTTAGAGGCGAGGAACTTGCGTAGCTCGTTACCGTCCATCACCTTTGAATTGTGCACCGTGAACTCTTTGACGCCATCCTGTGGGCTGTGCAGACGAATAAGTGCTACACCCCCCTCGACTGGGTCATCCATACGCTTGGCTACATATATGTCGTACGGATACACCAATACAACGTCCTCGACGCCTTCTTCCTCGTCTTTGGGTGTAACCTTGCGCCATACGCCACCGTGCTTGCCCCGTACGTAGGGGAAGGGAAACTCGGGTATATGGTACTTCACTGCCCCAAGCTGGGTTTCCTCTATAACTACGTTGTCCTCTGGAGTTGCCTCCTTCAGTTCTTTACCTAGTGTAATAGGGGAGCGTATCTTGCCAATGTGCGGGCACCCTGCACATCCGCCGGGATTGTGTTTCTCGAACTCCGCACATGTGTGCGGCCCGACTATGTGTGTTACCTTCTGCTCAACCTTGTCAGGGTCATAGTCAGGATGGTCTGCGGATAACTTGTGTATAGCCTTATCACGGTCCTTACAGAACTTGGCGATTGACAACGCAGCAAACCATCGTGGCTCAGATATTTCCCTGCGGTCTGCGTAACTAGCGTTAAGCTGCTTGCACCCGTTCTGACCACGGTTCATAATCTTGGTGAAGCTCGACTCCATGTTGGCACGTATAAGCTTAGCTAACGGGCTAGGTGCGAATGTAGGCATGTCACCAAACAGTGTCGCCTTCGTCTCCTTTACCCCCAACAGGTCACGTATGTCCTGCATGGGTGTCGGCTTACCAATCGTTATGACTTCTACACGTAGGGGGTCCGTACCCTTAAAGTTAAACGTGCCGGGAATACGCAGGATACGCGCTGCTTCGAAGCAGCTGTTATCGACACGTAGCTCCTTAGTGGTGCAGACTTCCTTCAGCCTTAGACACACAGGCTCCCATTCTTCACGTGTAACTTCTTCAGTCAACGTCCAGTATACGTGCAGACCGCGCCCAGAATTAACTATGGTGGGCTTAGGCATACCGACTGTCTTGCAGAACTTACGAAGGGCATCTAACCCTTCTTCCTGTGTATCGTAGTCCTTCTCTGGCCCACAATCTATGTCGAGCCAAAGTGACTTAAGTGACTTGACGTTTTCTTTCTTCCTGCTCTTACCGTCTGTATACTTAGCTACACCAAAAAATACATTCTTCCCTTGGTTGAGGAACGTCTTGGCCCATGCGTCGGCCTCTTCACGGGTCTCTACTAGCTCCTGTTGCTTGCTGTCGGGGCTTAGCCCGACGATAGCGTACCAACCCTCTTGGGGCTGCACCGCTGATAAAAGGTCAAAATCCTCTGCCACGCAGACACCACTCCATAGGGCAAGTCACAAGCCCACTCCTAAAAGAAAAAACTCTCTACCCCGTTAGGAAGTAGAGCTCTCCAGACTAGCCATGTATGAAGCTATAAGCGCCGTGGCACTGCCCTGCGGGACCGAAGTCCCGCAGAACCAGTTGTATACTGTTTGCCTCGTTACACCTGTACACTTGGCTACCACAGCTACGGGTATGTCCTGCGCGATACAGAGCCTACCCAGACGAACACCCAACTTGTGTTTGCTCGCCTTGGCATTTGCTTCCTGTATACGTAGACTATAACCGCCGCTCATCAGTCGTCTTCTTCTTCGTCGTCGGCCCAGTCACTAACCACAGCGGCAAGTGTGCCGGTAGGTGCATCAACAGCGGCAGCGGTAGTAGCCTTTTTAGAAGGGCGCTTCACTGGTTCGGCCAATGCTTCTTCTTCATCGTCCTCACCATCGTCGTCATCCAAGAAGGATGGCTTCTTAGCCTTTGGTTCTGGCTCCGGCTGTGCTGTAAGCTTGACAGGTTCTTCCGTAGTTGTGGCCTTCGCCATGTCGAAGCTAATCAAGCGCATAGTGGCAGGGTTGTTCTGCGCCTCGTTGACACGCGCTAACTCATCTAGGTCAATAAACCGGTCAGCAGTGAAGTTAAGCTCCATAGTTTCTGCGTCAAGGTTGTACGCAACCGTAGTAACCACGCGGTCAGGCGCTGCATTGTTTGACACCAGATGGCGGCAGTACTGCTCAAACGGAAGGACGTTACCAGTAGCCTTACCGAATAGCGACTTAGCTGGGATGTTGAACTGATATACATCACCGGACTCATCGCCGTCCAAGAACAGTGCTACCTTGCGGCTGAAGCGACAGGCTTTACCCTTACCGTTCTTACCCGAACCATCTATGTTCTTAGGGCAGCTAGCGCAATTAGCGGACTGACGGTTGGCGGCGGATGCTTCTGGCTTGTCACCTAGGTTAGAGAAGCAGTCAGGTGCACTGCCCTTGGCGTCGGGGTCATAGTCGTTAGCGTAGAAGCTACGGCTAGGCTTATCCAGCATAGCAAGGATGATGGCGTTAAACTCACCACGGATGGCCTTGCCAACCTGCTCACCGTTTACGATGCGCTTGAACGTGCCGTTGGTGTTGGTGGCGATGCGGTTGTAGCCGCCCATGCCCGAAGCAATCTGCGTACCCATCTTGGATGGTGGCAACGCCACTGCGACAGCATTGGGGTTTTTGAAGATAGTCAAATTGGTCATTGTTTCTCTCACTTGGTTGTTGGTTTACGAACCGAAAGCACATACTTAGTATCTGCATTGAGGCCGATAGGTAGGCTATCGGGGTTCTCCTCTAGGTAATTACGCATGTTGCCATTGTGGATGCGCTGTTCGAGAAGATGCATAACATCATTCTCCTTAAGAAACTTGTACATGGACTCCCAATCGCTCGTCCAGTATCGGGTAGCAGCGCGTCTCGTTATCGTACCTTCTTTGGTACGTAGGCTATCGACGTTCTGTGCGTTGCAGACTTCTAGAAGCTTGGCGCTAATCATGTCCATCTGCCCCCTAAGCTCCGCTATCTCGGCTTTGTGGGCGTCTTCCTTTTCTTGCACGGCATCGCGTATCTTGCGGTAGACACGTACAAGCTTGTCTACGGGTAAGTCTTCCATATTTGTGCTCCTTCGTTGTAGTGGTACGTTATATTGTTAGTTACCACTTAGCTTTGACAATGTCAAATACTATATTTCCATAACTTCCTTGTACAAGTCAATAAGTTTCTGGTGGTTGGTG